GTGCAAGTCAACCCGCACCCATCCCGAGGCATCCGGCATGGCGTCGGACTCGACAGTCCAGGACTGGCCATCGATCACCAGCACGCTCCCACGGGTGAGACCGGGCGCGGCCCTGCCCTCGAACTGGGCAGACGCCACATCGGCGTCCACCGCAAAGCCCGCAGGCTGGTCCCCTTCCCGATCGAGGAGCACCGGGAACGGCTGGCCACCGCCGAAGGTGGCGGTGGCGTTGGCCAGCATCGAGCCCACGGCCTGGTTGACCATGGCCTCAATGTCGGCGAATGGGGCCAGCGCGGATGCCATGCCAGACCCGTCCATCAGCGCACGGTGGCACCGAGCGATGCGTTGGTGCGGTAGGGCACGGTCAGTGGCGCCGACTGCATCAGCAGGTAGCGCACGGCCGGGTCCTTCTCCAGCCAGCTTTTGGAGAAGTACGGCAAGGCCTGGAAGCCCGCTTCTTCGTCGCGGACTGCACCGTAGGCGCGCACGCCGTCGAGGTCCGGCCCCGTGACGATCACCGTGTTGTCGGGCAGGTACTTGGTCACAACGCCCGTATCCGCGTCTTCGTACCAGCCCACATAGACGTAGATGTCCAGGTCACCAGTGCTGCCCACGTAGCGGCCGCCCTCGCCGATCACGGTCGGGTTGAGCGCGTCCTTGCCGCGGAAGCGGTCCAGCAGATCCTTCACCGCAGAGTCCGCAGCGAACAGCGCATAAGCCTTCGGGTCCATGATGACCACGTTGGCCGTGGAGCCCGATTTCTCGGTCACCGTCATCGACCATTCCTGCACCGAGGCCAGCGGGCTGACACCTTGCTCGCCCCAGCGGGCGGCGCCGTTGAGTTTGACGGTCAGGGCCCCGTCGCGCTGGAAGTCAACCAGCGTTTCCGGGTACTCATCACCCTTGACCACGATTTTTCCGGTGCGCAACGCCTCGCAGGCCATCACTTCCATGCGCCGGGTCAGCATGCCGATCTGGTCTTCCAGATCGGTGACCAGCATGAGCTGCAGGCGCTGCGCCGGGCTAAGTTCGCCGCCGATGCGCTCGCCGATGGCCCGCTTGAAAGGCCGAGACGAGTCAAAGACCCGCTTGTCCTTGACGTAGGCCGGCTTGAAGCTCTTGGTCACATAGCCCTTGGACTGGACCACCTTGCCCGCCACGATGGGCGAGACAAAGGGAGCCAGGCGGCGGCGGCCGGAATCCACGTCGAAGTGGATTTCCTCGCTGGTCTCCGTCTGCAGCGCTCGGAAGAAGCTGTTGAGGATGAAGGGCTGGGGCGACGGCAGTTCGCTGACGACCTTGTTCAGCACGGCGGTGGTGAAAATATCCATGATTCGGATCTCCTGTGGAAATTGGCTCAGGCCACGGCCGGCAGCAAGGTGATGCCCTTGGCGCGCAAGCCCTCGGTGATGCTGGCCACCGTGTGAGCGGCACCCAGCGTCAGGGCGGCGGCATTGAAGTCGCCGCGGGAGTAGGCCAAGGCCTGCACATCGCGGCTGGTGGCATCAACTGCTTCGGCCAGGATCAGGTCAGGCGTTTCGCTGCCGTCGATGGCGGTGCTCTTGCTCAGGCGGTACTCGCCCAGCGCAGCAACCACGTTGAACGTGTAGACGTCACCCTCGTCCGACGCGTCGGTGGTCAGCCCATCGGTGATCGTGAAGCTCAGACCAAGACCGGCGAAGGCTGCACCCATGGAGCCGCTGGCGGTTGCGCCACCGGGTGCGGTCACCGTGAAGGTGGCAGCGGTCTCGCCATCCTTGGCCGCCGTGACGGTGACGGTGTAAACGCCATCCAGCGCGGTCGAGCCCACCGTGATGGTGCTGAAGGTCACCGCGCCGGCATTGCCATCGTCGCCGGCCGGCGACGTGGCACTGCCAGCAGACGTGACCTTGCCCAGAACGGCGCCGCGCGGCAGTTCGCCCTCGCCCGTTGCGATGGTCACCGTGCGGGCCACCAGAAGGTGCGCGTTGCCCGCAATCAGGGAATCCGGCACATAGGTGCCTTCGGTCTTGAAATCAGCTTTCATCTGTGTGCTCCTGCTGTGCTGGTGTTCAGTGCGCCACGTGGTTGCGGAAGACACTCAAGATGCTTCCGGCCACCGCAGCAGCGTCGTCGGCACTGGCCTCGCCTTCGATGCCCGACACGTCGGGGTTGCCAATGGAGGCCATCGCGGCGCCGAATGCGCTGGTGGCAGCCTTGGCGGGCGCGGCCTTGGGAGCTGCGCCCAGGATGGCGCCGGCTTGCTCGGCGCTCAGGCCCGTGGTGATGCACTGCACAGCCAGGGCCTGGCGGTCGGCAGCCTCGGGGTGTCCCAGGATGGCGCTGACACGCTCGCGCTCGGCGGTGACGCCTGCCTGCATGCCCTCCTCGCGCCCGGCTGCGTGGCCATCGGCTCGCGCCTTGTCGAGATCGGCCTGCGCAAACGCAGCCGGCTGGGTGTTGGCGGCCTCGGTGCCGCCCTTTTCGGTGCCAGACATAGTTGCTCCTTTGTCGTTGGCGGTTGCGCGGGCGCCGGGCCCGACGGGGTACGACCGCACACGCAGCGCGGCCAGCTCGGAAATCAGTTCATCGGTGGTGCCAATACGGCTCGCCAGGCCAGAGTCCACGGCCTTCTGGCCGGCGTAGGTGCGGGCCTGCGTGGCGCGGATGGCTTTTGCTTCCAGGCCGGTATGTCTGGCGACGGCATCAACGAACATGGCGTAGATGCCCTCGATCTCGGCCTGCCAGTCGCTGCGCACCGACTCGGGCAGCGGCTCGTAGGGATTGCCGTCCACCTTGTGTGCGCCAGCGAAGATGTGGGTGACCTTGATCCCGCTGGATGACAGCGCCTGCGAAAAATCCACGTGCCGGGCCACCACACCGATGGAGCCGGCGTACCCTGTCTTGGTGATCACCAGCTCATCGGATGCGCTGCCCAGCAGGTACGCGGCGGACGCGGCCATGCCGTCCGCGATCGACACCAGGGGCTTCTTGCCACGCATCTGCAGCGTGCGCTCGGCCGCCTCGAATGCGCCCTGCACCTCACCGCCCGGGCTGTCGAACACCCGCAAGACGGCGTGCACGTCCGGGTTGTCCATGGCGTGCTCGAGGTCAGCCGTCAGCGTGTTGTAGCCCAGGAAGTAGGTGCTGTCCGCCATGTCGAAGCGGGTCCGATGCACCAGGGCACCCTGGGTGTTCAGCACCGCCACACCGTCGATCACCCGGTAACCACGCTCTTCGTTCACCGGCCCGCGGCGGGTGGAGAACATATCGGGCGCTGGCGTCTGCACCTGGGAGCCCACGTGCTGCAGCGGAGCGCCAAGCAGGCGCTCACCCAGGCCGGCGATGATGGCGTCCAGCTTGCCGGGGTGCACCAGCAAAGGGCAGTTGAAGATCTGGGCGGCCAGGTGCGGGTACTTCATCGGGTCTCTTCCTTGTCGTCCTTGTCATCGCCTTGAGCTGAAGACGACACCGCGCTGGCCAGCGGCCACTTCAGGCCCCGCTCTTCGCGCATGCGCTGCTCTACCGCCAGTTGATCGAGCACCTCTTCATAGTCCTCGCCCTGTTCGGCGCACTCGCGCTCCAGGGTGGACAGGCCCATCTGCATGCGCATCTGGGCTGCCTGGGCCTCCTTGACTGGGTCCACCCAGCCACGCCCGCCGAAGATGAAGCGGCAGCGGCAATAGGCGTACCGGTTCTCATAGAAGTCCGGCGCCTCGACTTCCCCGGCATTGATGGCCTCTTCCAGCCACAGCTCATAGACCGCCCGCAGCCAGTCATCGGTCAGCCAGCGGCGGCGGCCGTGGAAGTAGCGCCATGCCTCCAGCAGCGCGGCCCGTGCGCTGCTGTAGTTCGTCTTCGAGAAGTCCTTGAGCAGCAGCTCATAGGGCATGTTCATGCCGGCCGCAATGTTGCGCATCACAGCCAACATGAACGCCTCGAACGCGGCGTTCGGTCGGTTCGGCGCGAAGCTGGTCAATCGCGCGCCCACCGGCAGCGGCAGCACGGCAGCGCCCTGCATCTTGCGCAGGGTGGTCGCCACCTGGCCGAACGCGTTCTGATTCCGGGCCCACGCTTCGCGCGGGTCTTGCCCGAAGAGCTCGGACGAGGCCTCGGGGGACAGATCGGACTCCAGGAAGGCCGCCACCAGCGAGTTCGCCACGCTGGCCTTGAGCTCGTTGCTGGCGTACTTGCCAGCCATCCGGAACTCCGACATCACCGCGCTGACGATGGGCCTCCCACGCGACTGTCCAGCGCGCTCGTGGTCGGCCAGGTGGATGACGCGACGGCGCCCCCAGGCAGTGAATGCTGGAATGCGCTCCCATTCGAGAGCGTGTGCACCAGCAGCCAGGCCAAAGCCGCTGATGCCAAACAGATCACCCGGGTGACGCTTGAGGACGTGATATGCCACCGGCGCTCCATACCGGTCCATTTCCACGCCACCGCGGATGTCATCCCGGTGCTCCAGGCCCAGCGGCGTGCACAGTCGGTCAGCCTCCACATTCAGCAGCCGGGTATTCCAGCGGGAGCCAGGGCGCGGCAACCACAGCGGCAGCGCCACCGCATCGCCATTGAGCATGGCCCCACCCAGCATCTGCAAGGTCTTGCCGAGCAGGTTCTGCTTGCGGGCCGCGTCAATCTCAATGGTGTCCGCCCAACTGCGGAACCGGGCCTCGGTTTGGTTGCCCCACTCCCTTGCCCACTCCAGCGTCTTGCCCAGCAAGCGGTAGTCAGGCATTGCGCTCAGACGCAGCGTGCTGCCGACAATGTTGTCGCGCAGGGTCTGCATGCCGCCGGCCATGATGCCGTTGTTGCGGTTCAGATCACGCGATCGCGAGACCAAACTGCGCAGGTCGGGCAGCAGGTCCGCATCGGCACTGCTGGCCGTCGGGTTCCAGTCCATCAATGAGATGTCCTGGGCGCTGGCCCCGTCATAGGCAGCCATGGCCGGCGCAGCGGCAGGCACATGGCTGGCGGAAGACGGCTTGATGGATCTGCGGCGCCCCATGTCAGATCACGTAGATGGGGCGGCGGCTGGCGACACCATCGCGTCGAGCCAGCTCGTCGTTGATGTCGTTGATCTCCCGGCGCAGATGGTCCGGGCTTCGGTGGGCAACACTGCGCCCAGCCGTCGAGGCCGATGCCGGCGAGTGAAGCTGCGCAATCAGCTTTTCGCGCAGCGCTTTCAGCTCGGGTTGGGTGTAGTGGCTGTAGATGCCCATGGCAGGCACTTGGCCGGCCGGCCATGGACATTTCCATGTGACATTGTCACAAAATCATGACCGCATTGTCAGTTTCGTGTCAGGTTCAATATCCGACGAACACTGCGCGGCGAGAGGCCGGTTTCGCGCGCCAACTCATTGACGTTGCTCCCGTTGAAGTGCCCTCGGATGTAGGCATGCAGCTGTTCTCGTTGCTGTGATGAGCGTGCAGCAATGTAGACCGGCACGCCCGCCAGTCGCTCCTGGATGCGCTCGACGAGTGAAGAAGCCAGTTCGTCTGCCACGGTGACGCCGAGACTCATCGCGGCTGCGCGCGCTTCGTCTCGGATGATCTCGATTGGGTCCAGTCGCGTGCTCATATGAATGCGGAATAGTCGAGTTCGTGCTTATGCTCTGAGGCAGGGTTTTGCTTTGATCGAGTTGGCGCCGGATGGGCTGGTGGCAGCTCTGCAGTTGTTGTGGTGTGCGTCGCCGAGGTGAAAAGGTCCTCTTCAGGCTCCAGCTCCTGCTGCAGGCGCTGCCAGAACTTGGCCTTGGCGGGAGACCACAAATCCAGGCGCTCTTCGAGCCAGATCGCGTAGGTCACGCAGTCCTTGGCCTCGATACGCTTGCGGTTTGGCACCCAACGGGTCTCGGTTCCGTAGGCCATCCGATTGGAGGCGCGGCGCTGTCCGTTGAACTGACGGGTGGCGCGGTCTTCGCCTGCCATCTGCTTGAACCACTCATCGCTGAGCATGTCGCTAAAGTGCACGTAGCCTGGACCCGGCTTTGAGACCTCCAGGCGCGCCTGGAAGCGGTCTTTTGCCAGGTTCGTGCCCACATGCCAGAGCACAGGACCATGGCGCTCGACGCGCCCGTTCCAGCGGAAGCCGACCTTGGTGTTTCCGTTCTCGATGGATCGCTCCACACCGCTGGAGCCCTTGATCGCGTGCACCCGCAAGCTGCGCAGCTTGTGCGCGAAGGCATAGACCGCGTCGGTGTGGTGGCCGGCCGAGTCGATGGCGGTGGCGTGAATTTTCAGCGGCAAGCCCCACGCGTTGCGGTATTCCGCTGTGCGCAGGAACTCCTCAGCCTCGTCCCAGACCTCCGGCATTGCAGGGTTGCCAAAGAAAACCCGGTGGTCAATGGTCCACATCTCACCACCCAGCCCGTAGCCCCACACGCCAAACTCCAGGCGGTTGTCCTGCGTGTCCGCGCCGCACAGCAGCAGTAGGCAGCCGCGAGGAACCTGCCGCAGCGGGAAGGGCTCTGCTCGGGCCCTGAGCTCGTCGGCGTCGGTGCGCTCAATGTCCCCCTCCCAGCTCTCACCCTTGGTGGTGTTCGTCCAGGTCTTGAGTGCCTCAGGCTTGCCCGACACGTACTCGGCCTGCGCTGACTGGAAATCAGAAACGATG